GGATAGAATCGGGCGGCCTGCTCAGACTGCTTGCGGGCGGCGAGCATCTCGTCGGATTCGAGGGCAGTTGGTAGTCCGGTGACTTTCGATTTGAAATTTTTGCGGCCTTCGCGGGTGTATTGGTCGGAGAGCTGGGCGGCTTGCTGCTCCTGGGCGGCTTTGGCGGCTTTCTCGGCCTGCTTCTGGTCCCACAACGGGTCCGGGTGGAGGTTGCCGTCGGCGGTGGTGACGGGGATCATGCCTTGGGCACGCATGTCGAGTTCTTGTTTCGAGAGCGCGGCTTTGCGGGCGGTGTCGGCGGCGGTTTTCTGCTCACGAGCGGCTTGTTTGGCCTGCTGGGCGGCGAGGCGTTGCTGGTCGGCGACGGCTTTTTCGGCTTCGCGTTGGGCGAGTTCGGCTTGGGAGAGAGGCATGGTGGCTAGAGGCTAGAGGCTGGATGGATCTGCCCTATGAGGCCGGGCGGCGGTGGCGGGGAGTGGGAAAGGATGAAATCAGAAGGATGAATGATGAATGATGTAGATCAAAACGGCCACACCGAGGACGATGAAGACTGTGGGGGTGATGATCTGCCGCCACAGGGGTGGGCGTTTATCCAGGCGGGAGCGGTGGCGCGAGCGGCGGTAGTTCTCATAGTGGGCAAGGTTCTGTTTTTGTTTGGGGGTGAGAAAGGAAGGGTTCACAGGAGAATGTAGGGGAGGCGGGTTTGTTTGTGGCGGTCGAGTTCGGCGTAGGTGAGGACCTGGAAGGGGAGCCATTGGTCGGGATAGACGGTCTGGCAGCCTTCGCTGGAGGTGCTGTTGCGTCCGCCTTTGTGGATGTTGATGGCGATGCCCCATTTGTCTCCGGTCTGGCCGTCGCGGGTGACGGGGAGCTTTTCCTCGGGGTTGTCCGGGCGGAAGGCGGGGTAGCTCTTGCCGGGGCCTTTGCTGAGGCCGTGGCGGCCTTTCTTGAACCAATGCACGCCGGGCTTGAGGGTGGCGATGCCAAGGCGGAAGGCGGAGGGGTCACAGTTCGCGTTGCAGGTGAGGTAGGCGGTGGGGCTGACGAGGATGATGGCGTCGTCGTAGATGCCCCGGTCGTTCTTTCCAGGCGCTCCCATGGTGTCGAGGTAGTAGCCACGAATGCCGACAAGGAAGACGGGCACGACGGGCTTGAGGCTGCCGAGCTTGCGCAGCAGGTCGTCGAGCGTGATCTGCGGGGTGTGGAGAGGGACGAGCATGGGAAGGATGAAGTCAGAAGGATGAATGATGAATCAAAAGGGAAGCGGGCGTGAGCTTCCCATTCGGCTTGCTTTTGGTCGCCGTATTCGGGTGGGCAGTTCATCGGAGGAGGGGGGCACCGGCGAATTGTGGTGGTGGGGTGACTTTGGTTTTGGCTTTGGGTGGCGAGGGCGCGGTGAGTTTGCCAAAGAATCCCTGGGGGTTGCGGACGGCCTGCTTCTGCATGCCGCTGGTGATGGTTTTGACGGCGGTTTGGCCGTCCTGCTGGGCGCGGATTAAGGGAGCGGCGGCGATGGGTGCGACGACTTGGGCGGCATTGGTGATGTTTTGGACGCCGGTTTTAACGCTGTTTTTGAACATGCCGGCGGCTTCGGTGGCTTTGGAGATGATGCCGCCGGGGTTCGCGGCGGCTTTTTGGGCGAAGTAGCCGGGGGATGGGGGAGTTTGCGGTGGTTGGCTGTTGTTGGCGATGGGTTGCGGTGGAGCAGGAGGCACGGGAGCAGGGGCAGGAGTAGGCGGGAGGATGCCTTGCTGGGCACGCTGGGCATTGACGCCGGGGCGGATGGCCTCGGCGAGGTCCTGGGCTGGGGAGGTGATCCGCGCTCCAGGCCCGACAGCGTCGATGCTGGCGATGCCGGTGTTGAGTTGTTTGACGGGCGCGTAGGGTTGCATCATGTCTTTTTGCAGCTGGCGATGCGGCGCTTCACGCTGGGTCTTGAGAGTATTCTGGGCATCGGTGATCTTGCCGCGACGCATGGATGCGAGGGTGTCGGTATAAGCGACGCCCTCTTCTCCGGTGAAGACGTTGGGATTTTTGGCGTTGAAATCCGCGAGGGCTTTGGCGGCGGGGCCTTGTGACGGTGACGGCGGCGTCACGGGTGGTGTCATGGCGCTGGCGACGGTGGGAAGCTGGACAGCGGGTGAGGAAGCGGGATTGCGGGCGGTTTGGCGTGGCACCTGAGCCTGGGCGGTTTTCAGGGCAGCGAGAGTTTGGGCGGCGGGTTGGCCGTCGATAGTGCCTCCTGGGCGTGGTGCGGCCGGGCGTTTGAGCGTGGGGGGCAGCACGGACGGACTGGATGGACCGGGTTGACCGGGTTGACCGGATTGACCTGGTTGACTGGTGGGGGTGTCTGGCTGCCAGATGGAGGAGCCGGGGCTGTGGCCGGGGATGAGTTTGCCGCCGGGTTTGACGGCGGCGGGAGCGGGCGCGGTAATGTTGCCGGCGGCGTCCATGCTGTGGCCGGTGGCGGCTCCGGCCTGGTTGTAGGCGGCGACTTTGGCGTCGAAGGTGCCGTCGGTGCGGGCGGCGAGGATGTTATCCCGGCGGTTCGGAGGGGTGACTCCGGGCATGGCTGGAGAGGTCATGCCATTGTCCATGCGGGCGCGGAAATCGCCCCGCGTTTCATCGCGGCGGCGGACTCCGCCGACTGGAGTGTTGGGGCGGGCGGCCATGCGGGTGGCGTCCTGGGCGACAAGGGTCGAGGTGGTTCTCATGGCTTGGGTTTGAGCTTGTGGGTGGCGGTGAGCTTGTCCCGGCGGCAGGCGGTGACGATCTCGTGGAGGCCGTGGTAGGTGGCGATGTCTTTGGGTGAGGGAGACTCGCCTTTGGCGTGGGCGGCGAGGATGGAGACGGCGGCGGTGTCGTAGGCTTTGAAGAGCTTGGGGGCCAGCCATTGGGTGAAGCCGTGGCAGCGCTCCAGCGACTCGATGTGGGCGAGGGTGCGGGAGGCGTCGGACTGCTCGGCGGCGGTTTTGAGCTGTTGCGGCGTTGCCATTTAGATCGCGGGCTGGGGTGGTTCGGTGGGGGCTGGAGTGGCTCCGGGGGTGGCACCGGGGCCGGTGGGTGGGATGAGGGCCATGAGAGGCGCGATGACCTGGTCGGCGTTTTTGATGCCGTTGGCCTTGAGGATCTGGCGGAAGAGCGGGGCGAGGCGGGCCTGCACCTCGACGTTCGGCTGGGCGTAGTAGTTGGTGGCGGCGTTGGCGGCCTGGCTGTTCTGTTGGAGTTCCTGCTCCCCTCGGTATTTGGTGAGCTGGAGGTCCACGTCGAGGGTGAGGTTCTTCACCTCGTTGGGCTTGATGGTGGAGAGGGAGCCGAGGTTGCCATCGAAGAAGCGGAAGGTTTTGGTGCTCTGCAAATTGGCGGCGGCGAGGAGCATGAGCGACTTCAAAATGTCGCGGATGCCGGCGCGGAGGTCGGATACCATTTTGTCGGTGAGTTCCTGGCCAGACTTCTCCATGTTGCGGACGCCGGTGGCGAGCTTGGTGGTGTCGAGGCCGAGGGCTTGGCCGTCGTTGACGTTGCTGACACCACTCATGTTCATGGCGATTTGCATGAGGAACTCGATCATCTCACGGAGCGGTTGGCCTTTGGTGTCGTAAATGTCCACCTGCTGCACGGTTTCGGCGAGGGTTTTGCCGGGCTTGAGGTGGAGCGTTTCGCCGCCGTTGAGTTCGAGGTCGGGGTCGGCTTCGCCCTCGGTGGTGTTCTCTGGCTGCCAGGCGATGATTTTGCCGCTGCGGGACATGGAGAACTGCCAGCGGTTGAAGAGGAGGTCGATGGCGGTCTGGAGCGGCTCGAACAGCTCGGCGAGGCCTTGGCCGTGGGCGCGGCCGGGGATTTTGTTGATGGTGGGCAGGCGGTAGGGGCGGCGTTTGTCGGGCGTGATGTTCTCGATGTAGTCGTAGAACAGCGGCACGGTGCCGTCACGTGTCATGATGAGCAGGATGTTGCCCTGGTTGCCGGTGTTGAGGGCGTCATACCAGAGGCAGAAGCGGGACCAGTTCACCTGCGGCTCACGTTTGTCGGTGCCGAGGCTGTCGAGCGGTTCATTGAGGTCGGCTCGGCCTTTGTTCGTGGCGGCTTGTGCCTCGGGGGTGGCGACGGTGAGGAGACGGTGGGTGAGGTTGCTGACATACTCCATGACCTGGTCCGGGGCCACGTCGTCGAGGGTGAGCAGGCGGTGGACGAGGGTGATGAGCGGCTCGTCGTAGTGGTGGACGGTTGTGTCTGCGAGTTCGAGGTTTTTGCAGTTGAGCGGGTAGAGGAAATCCGAGGGCAGCAGGATTTCGGCCTGGGGTCCTTCTTCGACGATGGTCCTGCGCCAGATGATCTGCTGCTGGTAGTTCTCTGTCCCTGGGTGCGGAGTGGTGCCGTCGCGCTTGAGCACGAGCTGGCCGGTGGGCTGCATGATTGGCTGACCGGTGGCGGGGTCTGCGGCGGGCTGCTGGGTGGCTGGATCAATGACGGGGGCCTGCTGCTCGATGAATTCGTCCTCGCCCTGGATGATGTAGTCGCCATCGGTGCCGACGACGGGCTGGCCGTCCGGTCCGAGGAGGATGGCTTTTTCGGACTGGTAGTAGGAGACGCGTTTTTGATGGAACAACGACACGGGGCATTCGCCGCAGATGACGACACGCTCAATGATGCTGGCGAGGCTGCCTTTGGTGTCGTTTTCGGAGTCGAGGACGTGGCGGAGCCATTTATCGAGGCGGTCGGCGAGGTCGGCGTCCTCAATTCCCACGTCGTAGGCGGCGAAGTAGGGGTCTGAGCCGAGGTAGTAGTTGATCATGCGGGCGATGACCTGCTGGAGGATGCGCCGCGTGAGGGGGATGTGGAGATTGGAGTCCGCGAAGATGCCGCCGAGCACGGCGGAGCGATATTCGAAGCGCATCTGGTAGGACATGAGGGCCATGTGGCGGGTGTCGAGGTGCCGCCGGCGGAAGGTGCCGTCTGCGTCGAAGGCGGAGGCGTGCCAGTTCGGTGAGTCGAAGTCGCGGAGGCCGAGTTCGTCGGCGAGTTCATCGGCGCGGTTCTTCGCGTGGATGAGGAGCGCGTCCTCCTGCGCCCGGTTCATGGACTTCGACAAGGGCGAGGGGATGAGCACGCGGGGCTTGTCTGGGTCTGGCTCCAGGAGCGGGGGTAGCTTGGAGGCGAGGGCCTGGGCCTGTGGCAGAGCGGAATCCATGCGGGGCATGGTGGGTGGCAGAATGGCGGAATGGCAAGAGGGTTTTGTTGCGTCAGTGGGAGAAATGCGGTATGGTGTGGGACCATGAAACGCCCCCTTCGTGAGTTTGACCGGATGCCTGACCGGATGCCTGACCGGATGCCTGACCGGATGCCTGACCGGATGCCTGACCGGAGGTGTGGGGATTTGTGGAACATCCAAAGATCACGCGACCTCTGGGGCGCGTGGCCAGTGACAACTTTCAAGCACCTCAAAATATGATCAAAGAAAATCAACTTCCTGAGTCCGACAGCCGAGCCCCAGATGGTCGCATTTATCCGCTTGTTCTGGAATCGAAGCCACCAAGCGTTGAAGAACCCTGTGAAGATGGGTTGGATGAGACGGCTTGTTCTCGGTTGCGCCGAACGCTATGCAACGTCCTTCTTGCTCTAGGAAATGGTGCTGCGTGTTCGCAAGATGCGTCTATCGAGTTCATGGAGATGATCCCCGCCGAAGTGGAAGCGGTGCGCAAAAAGTGGGAACGGAACCATAGCCGGGAGTTGGCGCATGCCCGCAAAGCGGAAGCCGCCCTCGCTGATGCCGCGCAACTGCTGGCGGAAATCATGCGCGACGAGGTGAACCACCAGGACGAGGCCGAGAAGTGGCTGAGAGCTTACGCTCCGCAGCATCTTTTTCCCGAGAACGACAAGGCTGAGGCACTGAGCCTTAGCGAAGCTGATCCTCTAGCCGCTGGTTAGCTGGCTGGTTTTGAGCTTTAAAAACGCGACAGCGCAAAGGTGATGAAAATAAATCAAATCTCCATTTGCTATCCCAAGCGCTTGGGTTATTTATACAGGGTCAGACCAAACCGCAACTCACCCAAATATATGAAAACACCACGCTACAAAGTCGAATACAACGTCTCTACCGGAGACATCCACGAAGTCGCTCAATTCACGAACAAGGCTAAAGCCATCGCTGAGGCCAAGTGGAGGTTCAAAACCGAAAATAACGACGCTGGCACCGAATGGCGCGTCTATGACGAAGAGGCTGGCAAACTCATCTACCGCAGCGAAAAAGCATGAACAATGCCGCCCAACAACTCGGACGCCTCGGAGGCCGCAAAACCTCCGAGGCAAAAGCCGCCGCAGCAAAAGCAAACGGTGCAAAGGGTGGACGGCCTCGGAAGACACCGAATGCCGAGACGCCTTCTGAGCCAGCTAACGACTAAGTGCTGGCACCACCATGAGCGCAAACGACTTACTTTTCACGCTGGACTCCGCCGCTCATGGTGGTTGTCCAGCCACGTCTTGGACTGTGTTGAATTTGTATGCGGGCCTGGGCGGGAATCGGAAGCACTGGAACGCCAAGGTGACAGCCGTTGAACGCCAACCGGACATTGCGGCGGCCTATGCTGCGCGTTCTGCTCCTTGCGGAGTCTTGCGGCCTTTCGAGCTTCTTGCAGCGCGGCTTGTTGCTCTGGCGTGATCTTGCGGCGGCTTGCTTTGCCGCCTTTGCTGCCGATCTCAGCGAGGTATTTCTTGAGGTCTTTTTTCATGCCTTCGAGAGATCGACGCCAGTTTTCCAGTTAGCCACGAATATGCGCAGCAGGATAGCCATCGGGAAGGATGCGCCTCGCTTTTCGAGGTATGCCATGAGCGACGGAACGCAGTCAGAAGGCACGCGGACTACTGATTCGAGCACTCCATTGACGGAGATTTCCGCCACCGATTCAGAGGCTTGCATTGTAGTCTGCCTCCTGGATGAGATTGTTGATGCGTGATGCCTCCGACCAGTCAGTTGACCGAGGGCAGGCGCGAAGGATGCGGGCGGCCTGAGTGTATAGGCGGCGGGCCTGCTCAGGGGTTGAGTCGCACCGATCAGCGGTGGACATAAGGGCTTTGGCGTCGGCGATGTATTCAGCGTTCATGTGTGTCATGTTATCATAAGCCGCTTATGACGCAAGCGGTATTTTGAAGGTTCTCACCAACGGAGCAGAACAATGAGATGCAGTCCAACGGGGCTAAGGCCCCGTGGCTGATCTTAAGCGACTCACATCCTGGATGCCGGTGGTGGAGTTGCCGAGGATTCCTCGGCAGGTGGATGCGGCACTGCTGCGCGACTCACATCCTGGATGCCGGGGGTAATGTGCGTGACGTGCAGAGCCTGCTGGGGCATGCGAGATTGGAGACGACGATGATTTACGTGTATGGGGACGGAGAGCGGGTGAGGAGTCCGCTGGACACGCTGGCGGACTTGCCTGTGAATGTGGTGCCGTTTCAGCAGGCGGCTTGAGAGGTGGACAACAGGGCGGAGTGATGCCTATGAGCAGGGATTGTGGCGAAGAAAACGAGCCAGAAGCCCCCAGCCAACCCCCGCACCGAGCCTGTGCCTATGAGCACAGTGGCGGTGCCGTCGTCTCTCGGTAAGGGGGAAGTGAGGCTTTACGATTTGAGAAAAAGCAGCCTGCCGGAGGTGGCTGTGCCGCCTCCCGAGGCGGAACTGGCAGACTGGGCGTTTTGGCTGGTTCATTTCCCGTCCCGCCGTTGTGCGCCGGTGAAGGGAGATCGCGGCGAAGCGCTGGCGGTGATGAAAAAGCTGGGGCGCGGGCAGGATGTGGCGGGTGTTTTGCCTGTGAAACCCGCCAAAGAGTCGCGTGCGCGGGCGTGTGTGTGTGTGCAGGATGGGGAGCAGCAGGAGCCAAAGCCGCCGGCGAACCGGATGGCTTACACGCCGGTGCCGGAGGGTGCGGACTTTGACCAGGCGATGGCGCATGTGTTTCCGGTGGCGAGGCTGACGCAGCATTTTGAGCGCCTCCTCATGGCGGAGGAGGAGATTTACGACAAGGAGGGGAACTGCACCGGCTCCAAGCCGGCGTTCACAACGCAATTCCAGACGCTCAAGGCGCTGACTGAATGGCACCAAGGGAGGCCACGGGAGAGGGAAAAGAAAAAGGAGGCGAGGCCGGTGCTGGGCATCCAGGAGCTGCGGCAGAAGCTGCTCATCTCCCCGGAATACCGGCAGGCCATGCTGGAGATGATCCGCGACTGCGAGGCACAGGCGGCGGCGATGGCAGGCGGCGGCACCAAACCCCCGGTGGGAGGCTGAACCCATGGCCTACTACGCACACGACAACCTGACCAGCACGGGCACGATGAAGGCCGTGCATGCGGTGGAGATGCAGGGCATGCGGGAGGAGACGCATGAGGACATTGACCAGCTCGTGGTGCGGTCCCGGCCTGGGGCGTGGTTTGAAACGGAGGGGCACATCATCGACAAGGCCGCTGTGGAGCGTGGAGCGCGGAGCGAGGACGGTGTGGCGCTGCATGCGAACTGGCTGCAAAAGCGGCTGTTTGAGATCGCCCAGTGGTGCCTGGACAACAATGAGCCGTGCAGGCTCCTGGTTTACAAACCTCGGCAGAAAGGGTGCAGCACGGGCACGATGGCGCTGGCTTACTGGTGGAGTCGGCGTCAGCGGTCGAACTGCTTGCTCATGGGTGGGCAGTATTCGCAGGTGGAAAACCTGTGGGGCATTTTCAGCCATTACGCGAGCAAGGACCGCTTCGAGTGGGGGAACTCCATCGAGAAGCTGAACACGGATTCAGCGACTTTTTCCAACGGCAGCGAGTGGCAGTGGGAGACGGCGCGAGATCCCGAGGCGGGGCGCTCTGGGACGTATCAGGTGGCGGTGCTTACGGAAGTGGCACGCTGGGCCGAGCAGGGCGTGGCAAATGCTTCCAAGGTGCTCAACGGGGTGCAGAACTGTGTGCCAAAGATCCCGGGAACGCTGGTGATCATGGAGACGACCGTCAAAGGCGGCTTCGGCGAGTTTTACCACAAGTGGGTGGGCGACAAGGATAAGAATGTGCCGGGTGCGGTGAGCTTCGAGGACTTCAAGCGGGGTAAGCGCGGGAACGGATGGATCAAGGTTTTTGCTCCGTGGTTCGTGTTTGAGGACAGCCGGATTGCATGCCGCGATGAGCAGGAGGCTGCGGACATCATGGCAGGCATCGGCGCGATCTCCGAAGAAGAGAAGAGCGCGGAGCAGGAGATGATCCGGCGGTTCCGTCTGGGGCCGGAGCAGATCAAATACTGGCGCGATGTGCTGATCAATGAGTGCCAGCGCGATCCTGACAACCGGGACCGGGAGTATCCGCCGACGCCGGAGGCTGGGTTTAAGAGCACGCTGCCGGGTCGATTTAACCGGATTGGGCTGCGGAAGCTGCGCGAGGGTGCGGAGCAGCAGCGGGACGCCATGCGGCGCATCATCCTGGAGAATCCGAGCGGCGACCGGAAAAACTACGTCCCACGCATCGTGCGCGAGGACAGCGAGGCGAGCTACTACATCTGGGAGCCGCCGAAGGTGGGGTATCGCTACCTACTGGCAGCCGACTTGGCGGCCGGTGAGGAAGTCACCGAGGGCGGGGACCGGGACTGCCAGACCGTGCTGGTGATCCGGCAGGGATTCATGAGTGCGCAGCGCGGCTGCTGGATGCCGCCCAAGGTGGTGGCGACAATCAAGCCGAACTGCCGCGTGGACCAACTCGTGCTGGCGGACATGGCGTGGCGTCTTGCCCGCTACTATGGCGGCTGCTTGATCGTGCCAGAGGTGAACTATGACAAAGGATTCATCCGGGCGCTGCGGGATCGCGGAGCGCACCTTTACGAGCGCGAGAGGGCGGCGACGGACAAGGAAGACCAGAAGCCCACCAAGAAGTTTGGATTCCTCACACGCGGCACCGATGGCGAAGGCATGCGGGGCTGGTGCATTGAGCGGCTGGCGGCGGCGATTCGCGAGTGGGACGTGCAGGGCAGCGGCATCGACTGCCCGGCGGAGTTCATTCTGGCTGAACTGGAGAACTTTATCCGCACGGAATCCGGGCGCGAGGAGGCGGCCCCTGGCAAGCATGACGACTGGGTGCTGGCGCTGTGCATCGCCCTGGCGACGATTGACGGCGCGACGCTTTACCGGGCGGAGGTCACGCGGAATGCGGAGCCGGCGTATCGGGAGAAGCAGCGGCAGCGGGAGCTGGCGGCAAAGCGGGGGCAGCGGGGGATGCGGTGATTGTCGCAACAAAACCCGTTTGACAGTTGGGGTGTCTGCTGCCTCCCATCAGCGGCATGTCTGAGGTTTCAACCCATGCAGCCCCGCCCCACACCGACACGGTCCAGCCTGTCGCAGGAGCACCCACGTCCGCGCCCGTCCCTCCGACGGGTGACAACGCCACCCCCAACCCCAACGCAAAGCAACCGGCAGCGACTTTGGAGACGCAGGCTGGAGCGGGAGGGGGCGTGGACTTCACGAAGATGGATGCAAATGCGTATGAGCGCTACATCGAGAGCCTGCCGGATGACGGCGAGGTGATCGAGTCCGAAGACCTGGGGTCTGCTCCTGCTACCAATCCTGCTGCTGCCCCGCCCGAGGTTAAGCCCGGCGAGGAGCATGAAGAAGGGATTCTGGCTCCGGGTAAGCTGCCCAATCGGCTCAAGGTGCCCACCGATGACGAGCTATCCTTCCACACGGCCCGGTTTTTCAAAGAATCGCGGCAGGGCGGCGGGAAGATGACCTTTGGCGAGGCTGAAACGCTGGCAAAACAGATGCTCGGCATTGCTGACGCGGCCCCGGCTGCGTCAGGTGATGTTGCTGCAAATGTGCAGCCTGAGCCTGTGGTGGTTGAACCCACCGGGCGTCTGGCGGAGCTGACGCAGCAACTCGAAGCGGCCACGGCCAATTTTGAGCAGGCGGCCGAAGGTTTTGATGCCAAAGGCCAAGCAGCGGCGCTGCGCGAGGTGAACCGGCTGAACCGGGAGATTTCAAAAGCGATGGCGGACTCCCAACGCGAGGAGGCCGATGCGGTGACGCAGCAGGCTGCCGCGCAGGAGACTTTCATGCAGCAGTGGCAGGCCACGGAAGCGCAGGTGCATGGGATGTATGCCCATGCAAATGCCGCCGACCCGGCCAGCCCGCTGCACCAACGCGCCGCCGAGATCCAGGCCAGCTACCGCGACAGCCAAGACCCGGCCATGCAGGCGATCTACAACAGCCCAAACTCGGTGCTGCTGTATTTCACCCAGGCCGCCGGCGAACTCGCCATCCAACCGTCTGCGGCTCCTGCCGCGCCGGTTTCTCCATCTTCGACCAAGTCCACGCCTCCCCCCGTTTCACGACACGTCCCCGTAGGAGCTGCCCTCCTCGCCACTCAGCAGAGTGGCAACCCGGCAGCCTTTCAGGGTAGGACGAATTACCAGCCGCAATCGCTCCACGAACTCGAACAGCTCGTGGAACGCATGGCAGCAGCGTAACGGACCTCACTTTGAAGGGGTGCCATATCCCACAACAATCATATGGCTTACTCAGAATCCGGCCCGAACACGGGCGACTCACTTTCTGCTCAAATGGACCCGAAGGTCCTTTGGGCAGCGGGCATTGACCTCGCTGAAGCGGAAGAAGATCCACTCATGCAAATGGAAGGTGGCGCAGACGCCATCATCACCACCAAAACCGAAACCAGCGCTGGCGCTGGCACCACCATCAAGTTCCAAGTCACCTCCGATTACGGTGACGAGGGTAAACAGGGAGATGAAATTTTCGAGGACGAAGACGACTTCGAAGAGGAAATCTTCAACGATTTCGAACTGACCGTGGACTGGGTGCGTCATGCGACGCGCTTCACGAAGCGCTCCGGCGAGATCATGGGCCTGCTGGGCGAACTCAAGCGCAAGATCCCGATCAAGCTCGGGCGCTGGCTGGGCAAATACAAGTGCCACAGCATGCTTATGACCATGCTGCACAAGACCAACGCGGCCAATCACTTCTACACGGCCAGCAGCCAGGACAGCATCAGCGCCGGCGACGGCCTGACCTATGACGAGATCGTCAAGGGTGGTGCGATTCTGAAACCCCTCGGCGGCCAGCCGGCGGTGATCGGTCGTGAAGGTAAAAATTCCATCTGGGGTGCTGTCGTTCTCGCGACGGATAACGCCACCTATGGCCTCAAGCTCGATCCGATCTACCGCCAGAACCTCCAGACGGGTTTTGTGCAAGGTCGGGATAACCTGCTCTGGAAGGGTGGCGTCGCCAATGTGGATGGCCACCTCATCAAGGAATACGTTCCTCTTCGTGGCGACATTGAAGGCGCGGTGGGTTCTCCCCTGAATCCGCAGGCGCTGCTCGGAGTCGCCGTCGCTGGTGGCACCACCGCCCTGCAAATCAAAGGCGGCGGCAACGCCACCTCGGCAGCCAAGACCAAGAAGAAGTATTTCAAATACTTCCCCAAATACGCCTTCCGCTGGCGTCCAGGTCAGGGCACCCGCACGGCAGACACACTGTCTGCCACGTCCGAAATCTGCTGGGACCTCACGGCCCTGGGCGAGGACGGTGCAACGGCGAACGTGTTCTACGTCCGCATCACCAATCCGCCGAACGCGGCCACGGACCCTGGCAAGTGGTGCATCTACGAAATCACGACCAACGATGGCAACATCATGACGACCTCCGCTCGTCTGGGTGCCACCGACTCCGGTCAGCGCTACCAGACGGTCGGCGCGGTGACGTGGGATGCCAACAAGCACACCGTGACGCATGGTGAAGGCTCGCTGGTGACGCTGTGCAACGCGGCTGGGGTTTCCCTCGGTGCCACGCTCTTCCTCTACCGCCAGGCGGCGTATCGGGGCTACGGCTCGGTGCGCAACCAGCGCCAGGAAGACAGCAAGAACGGCAACTTCGTCCAGGAGCGCTACATCGAGAGCGTCTTCGGCCAGTGCCTCCGCGAGGACACTCGCGGCAACAAGCCGGCCATCGCGGTGATCAAACACGCGATCTTCTATCCGGGCATCATTGATGCTTAACCCCTCGGCAAGGTGGGGAGCCTTCGGGTTGCCCACCTTGCCTCCTTTTTTTCTTCCTCCTCCCTCTTTCCCCAGCCCCTTTTCTTATGAAGCAAGTCCTTGGCCTCATTCACTTTCCCCCGTCATTGTCGCGCAGTGTGGCGCGTGTGCGGGACTTCCGGCGCTGCCCGGAGCATGACAACGTGCTGGCTTATGAAGGCCGGGCTTTGTCCGTCGATGAATTCAATCGTGTGGCTCCGAAACTGATCGGGGAAGGCAAGGGCCTGTATGGCGTGCAGCCCATCGCCAAGCTCGTCGAGGTCGAGGTGGCGGACTCTCCGCCAGTCGAAGCGCCGGCGGCAAAACCTGTGCGTGTCGCCAAACCTGCGCCGGTCATTGACCTGCCTAAAGTCACCTTGGAGCCGTCTGGCGACGGCTTTGTGCTGGTGAATTACGAAGGCGACGAGGCCCGTTACATGGGCGCGTCGCAAGCCTGGGAGTCTGATGTCTCCCTGGTCATTCCTTTTGCCTCTGAGGACGAAGCCCGTGCGGCTTGTCCTGGGGTGCTCGTTGACAAAGCTCCGGCTATCGACGAGCCAAACGAATCTCTGGCTGAGGACTCGGGGGCGAGTCCAATGTTGGTTGAGGAAAGCGCCCCGGCTCCACAGGAGCCGGTGGCGTCACCCTCCCCGCCTGCGGTCGATCCGGCGAACATCCGCAACACAGTGATGAAGGCCCAGGCTGAAAAGCGGGCTGCCAAAGCCGCCCGGAATGCCCCGGCTCCCAAAAAAGTCACGCCGCCCCCTGCGGCCAAGTAACCCCTGCCATGCTCCTGCTGCACGTCGTTATGACCATCGCGCAACTCTTCACGCAAATGTCGCAGAACCTCTCGAAGGTTCCGTCGGCCATGGATGCGTTGCAGCAGGCGGCCTTGGTGCGGGCGGCGAACGCTGGCTTGGCGGAGTTTGTGGATCTGCTGCCGGACCTGCGCAAGACCGAGGCCAAGACGGAGCGGCTGGGGGCTGCGGAGTCCAAGACCATCACCGCGACGGCGGCGAGTAAAGCCTTCACTCTTACCTGGGCCGAGCAGGCGAACTTCCTCGGTCGCACGGTCGTGGTGGGGAATGACAGCAGCCGCTACAACCGGCTGCATGCCCTAAACACGCTGCTGTTTGCCCACGAGGGTGCCACGGGGAGCACGACGCTGGAAGTGCGGGCAGATGCTGTGCTCCTGGGGAGTCTGGAGGATGCCGTGGACGGCGAGGTGACGCTGGTCTGGGAGACGGGAGCCAAGGAATTGCTGCATGGCCGTCCTGAGCACCAGCGGCCCGAGGATGTGCTGGCTCTGGAAGTCGGCGAGCCGGAGCGCTGGTGGATCGAACCTTTGAACGGCATCACGGGCGGGGCCACGCCGCTCTACCTGCTGCGCCTGTGGCCGCAGCCGGACGCGGTGTATTCCCTGCTCTACACACGGCGTCTGTGGCCGTCTGCGCTGACGACCGCCCTGCTTGCCAGCACGACTGAACTGCCCGTCCTGCCCCGCGAGGAGCAGGCGCTCGTGGCGATGTGTGAGCGTGGGATGATCGGCACGGCGCTATGGATCGGCTCGGCTGACCAGACGATTGCGCTCCAGAATTACCAGCACGGTGTCGGCCAACTGGCGACCCGCAGCACCAACCGAGGCCACAGCCAGCGGGCGAAAATTTACACCAAACGAGGATACTGACATGCTGACCATCTCCCACGTCCCCGCCCAGAACCGCAGCGGCAGCATCGATGCCGGTGGCACGGCACAGGATGTTTACACCGCCACTGAGCAGCCCAAGTATGGGTTCGAGTTTTTCAACACTTCCGACACGGTGATGTATCTGGATTGGGACACCGCCGCGACGGCCGCCAACGGTGTGCCAGTGCCTGCGGGCGGCAGTTATTACATGCCGGGTCCTGGTGGCGTGGTGCCTCATGGAAGAATGAGCGTGCTGTGCGCCACGACCGGGAAAACCTTCACCTGCAAAACTTTCTAACGCCATGCCTGCGGGATCTACACCTTCGACGTTCGGAACTCTCGGCGGCGCTCCCAGCGACAACGCGGCGCTGGCGGCGGCGCTGACGCTCAAGCTGGACAAGGCTGGCGGCGCTTTCACCGGCCTGACTGGCGCAGGATTCCGCGACACATCGGCGGCGTTTGATGTGACGCTTGGGTTCACCAGTTCCACCGCACTCACCGCAGCGCGTGCTTTGACGCTTGATGTTGGCAACGTGGCACACACGATTGCGCTCGGAACCACGGCGGGGACGATCACGTTTCCGAATGCGGCGGCTGTGACTGTGGCGGGGTTGCAGATTGCGAATGTGTTTACGGCAGCAAACGTATTTACGCCAACTGCTGGAGTTGCCAATACCATCAATGGGCTGGTGAATACTGCTGGACTAAACCTCAACGGCACTGTCACGGGAGCGGGTGTAACTCGCTCCTTGATGACGATCACAGATAACTGGTCTGGTGCGACTGGTGCCACAAGTGCACCGACCTTGCTGGCTCTTGCCGTCTCGGACACCGGAGGCTCGTTGAATTACGGTGCCACAACAACTTTCAACATCACAAGAAACGGCACCTCCGTGTTTCGTATTGATCATGGCGGAACAGTATATGGAGCAAGCTCAGGTTATTTCCTAGACCCCAACGGCACGAAAATTCAAATGGCCTCCAATTGGGGTTTTACCTCCAACGGGGACACTTGGCTCTTCCGCGATGGCGCTGCGGGTGCGTGGGCAATGCGTTATTTTACGCAGGCGCACATTCTGCGCATTTACGGAACTTACACCGATGCCAGCAACTATGTTCGGCTTGCGCTCAATACCACCTCTACAACGATGGGAATTGTGTGTGAAACGCTCGGCACGGGCGCTGATGATATTGACCTTACGCTTACTCCCGCAGGAACTGGCAATGTTCGTTTTGGAACTCATGCCGCCGTTGGTGTAGAACTGGTCACTGGCTACATCACCATCAAAGACGCTGGCGGAACATCCAGAAAACTTGCAGTTATCTCTTAATCCAATGAACATCACCATCCCCTCCCAAGTCGTTTCCGCCTTAACCGCCGAAGCCTCCCGTCGTAACAGCACTCTAGTGGAAGGCCAAGACCTGCACACGGCTGAATCCATTGCGCAAGGGTTGCTATCTTCGGCTTCCGCCGCTTACGAAGCCACGGCTCAAGACAACTACGTTCGCTCCCTTTACGAACGGATCAAAACAGCAGACCCAGCCACGCAGTCCTCCATCTTCTCCTTCGCTGAATCCAAACTTCTTACCCCATGATCACATCCACACCCATCGAAGCGCAACGCGCCATCCTCGAATCCCAAGTCCAACAGGCCACCAACACGGCTTTTGCTGCAAGCTCACTCGCCAAAGCCTTCGTTGAGGCCGGACTGACCGAAGAAGGCAAGGCCAAAGCCGAGGAGGCTAGCAAATACGAGCGCGTTGCCCATGCGCTCCAGAAGCAACTCGACTCGCTCGCATAACCCTGCCCTCCAGAGCCGAACAAAACCTGACGCATCTCCCATGAGCCACGAAGAATCCTCCGCCATTGAAGCCCTTCGTCAAACCATCCGCTGGCTAATTGGCGGCGTTGTAAGCCTACTAGCCGGAGCAGCCGGAGTAGGTGGATGGGTGGCTACACAGGAGGGAAGGATCACAGCCCTAGCCGAGTCGGATCGAACATCTGTTGTTGATAGAGCGGAGATTCGAGGGGAACTAAAGTCGCACGCATCTATCATATCAGCCGTTCAGAAAGACAGCGCCGTGCAAAACCGAGACCTGCAATACATCCGTGAGGCCGTGACGGAAATTAAGGATGCGATGAAGCGGACTCCTTAAACCCATGTTCTCCTGGTTCTCCAAGGCCAAAGCCCCTCTACGCAGCGCCATCAACGGCGCGACCGTGAAGGCCTTGCTCGATCTCGCCCTCCAAGGGCGCAAGCGTGCTGACTACCGGCATCTCGGCCAGAAAGAGTCTCTGAGTGTCATCACCCGTGCCGACGTGGACAAAGCCAGCCGTAAGGCGTGGATGCCGTGGTTTGCTGGCAAGTGGGAATGCGAGGATCAAAGCCGCGCGCTTGTCCATGAGGCGCAAAAGATAGCTGCCGCCGAAGGCCGCTCCTGGGCTATCGGCACCCTCCGCGCTCGTGCTCCAAAAGGCTTGGACGGCCTCCACGTCTATGTGTGGGCTATCGTCCAGACCGAGGGCCGCTTCGGTGGCCGGGACGTTTACTTCTACGACCCCACCGCGCAAAGCTGGGCTAGCGCCGCAGACCTCCACGAAGTCGATTACACGATGACGTGAGCGGTTGACACATGCATTGCCTCCCACCCTTTTTTTCAAAGCACCCCAACACCACCACTATGAAACTGACCTCCCTCCTCCTCGCCACGGCTCTGCTGTGGCTTTCCCATGTGCCTGCCTCCGGGCAGAGCGTCTCCAACATTGCCCAGACGCGACAGGGTATCTCCTATGCAGCCTCATCCAGGACGGTCACGGCGGCTTACACGGCCACGCGTGAAGATCACACGATTCTGGCGAACGCAGCCAGTGCCGCTTTCACGGTGTCTCTGCCGCCAGTGAGCACGAAGGCTTATCCGTATCTCGTCATCAAGAAAAGCGACAGCAGCACCAATGCCGTGACGGTCGATGCCTACGGCAGCCAGACGATTGATGGGCAAACGAGCGTTACGCTGGCGGTGCAGTATGCGGGCGTCGTCCTGCATGCGGACGGCACCGAGTGGCGAGTCGTTGCCTGGATGCCGGTGGTGGAACTCACGGAGAACACCACGGCCACTAATGCCATCACGGCTGCGGAGAGCGGAAAAACCTTCCTGCTTAATTCAGCCACCGAATTTGTGAGCACGCTGCCTGCTCCGGCGGCGGGGCTGCGCTACATTTTCATTGTCGCGGCGGCTCCTTCCGGGGCCTCCTACACGGTGGTGACGACCAGCTCGGCTAATGTCATCAAAGGCATGCAGGTTTGTGCGGCGGATGCCGCCGGCGACACCGGGACGGCGGATGACACCATTACCTTTGCCGATGGTCAGGCGGTGGCGGGAGATATGGTCACGGTCTGGTCGGACGGCACCTCCTGGTTTGCGGTGGCGCATTCCCGTGTGGCCGCAGGCGTCACCTTCACCCAAGCCAGCTAATCGTTACCCCTCCTTCTATGCGCACGATCACGCCTGACCACCAGCCGGACGCCCGTCCCATCAAGGACGCGGGCTTCCTGTGGGGCAAGCCGTGGTATCGTGTGCAGACCGAGTGGGAGCTGGAATACAATGGCATTTTAATCCTGGCGAGGAAGAACTACGGCTTCGACGCGGCCAGCGTGCCCCGGCTCTGCTGGGGACTCATGGGCTACACGCCGGACGGTCTCCACCGGGCGGCGGCGCTGGCCCATGACATCGGCTGCGAGCGAGAAGGCATGCTCATCGCAGGGGAGACCATCGGACGGCCGGAATATCCGGCGGTGTTACTGGGAGATACCCGCGTCCGCATCACCCAGACCACCTTCGCCGGGCAGATGGAGTCTGCCGAGGTGCATCAGATGTTCCGAGACCTCCTGGATGCCACGGAAGGCAGTCGCCCGCGCAAGAACAAACTTTTCCACGCCGCAGTTCGGACTTTCGGGCCGCGCTGGAACACGCTGCAATGAGCAAAAACTTCGATTGGGTGGATCTGCCAAACCCGACTTTGCGCGGGTTCGCGATTGTGGCGAAAGAATCCGACCGGGATGTGGACATCCCGGACTTTCTCGCGACGCCCACGACGTTTGCGGACT